CAAAAATTAAATGAAGAATTTAATAGAATGAAAAGTTTAATGGGATATAATCAAAAAACACAATAATTTACATATATCATAACTTTATTATAATTTCTCCATAGACATAAATCTATGGAGAATTTTTTTAACTATATAACCCAACCAATGAAACCGGAAGATGTTGATATTTGGTTTAGGATTAATAATATAATTCCTGAAAAAATGGATTTATATTATGATTTCACCTTTTCATTATATTATCTCATTGTTGAAACATATTTAGGTGATGATGACAATAAATCCGAAACAAAAATTGTTATGTCGGATGAAGATAAAAAAAACCATTTTCAATGGTGTTGGAAAAAAACAATTCAAAATTTTAATAAGGAAAGTATCGTTTTTAATGAGAAGGGTGATCACCTTGATTACTTTATGGAGTTTTTTATGGAGATTTTTTATTTACAAAAAGAAGATAAAATAAAAAATTCAATAGGTACGTTTTTTACGGATGTTTTCGATAGAAAAAAACCGTTTACTAAATCTGATTTAGATATGATATCTAGTATATATAAGTCGTTAGATAAAAATATGGTCCTGTAGTATTTACAAACGAGATTTATTGATTTAGATTTGATTATATAAAAATAAACAATTATTATTTTACACAATGGAAACTTTAGAAAAAATTAAAACGTTGACGGAAGAATTAAGTGTTGATGTTACTAAATTTAATGCGGGTAACAAAAGTGCTGGAACACGTGCTAGAAAAACATCGCAAGAATTGAAATCGTTGTTACAAACACTTAGAGGTGAGATTTTGGAAGCAAGAAAAAATGACTAATATTAATACAATATATTTATTTGTTTTTGTTTTCTCCGCAATTTTATTGATGAGAACAACGTTCAAATTTATTATTTCCCTACTACAAGCAAATCCTGAAAGAATGGTTCTAAGTAGTAGGGAGATTTTATTTAATGGTTTGGCATTAAGTTATTTAATAACATATCTAATACAAATATAAATGAGCTTATTTAAGGAATTTACGATACTATTTCCATATTTACAATCAGTAAGAAAGTTAAAAAATTATTTATCTTTTGATATTGAATTTCCTGACACTTGGAAATTACCTAAAAAATATGTAAATGAGGAAAAAGTGGTTGAGAATGATAAATCTAAACAAGGTTTTAGATTCTTTTCATTTGTTTCAGAATTTGATGAGAAATCAGTTGATGAGATTATATCAAATATTAAAAATATAATCGCATATAATAAAGAAAGAGAAGAAAAGGAAAGGTTATTCCAAGTCAAAGTGGATGAACTTAAAAAGATGTTTGAAAAAGAAAAGTTGGATGATCTACAAGCCTTAAAATTTGAAATCACTGAAGAAAAAATTAAGTTAGATGACACAGAAGAAACCATCAAGCCGGTTGGAGGGAATGCAACAATGGCTAAATAATGAAATTGAAAAAGACCAAATTGATTTAGTAAACGAAAAAAATCGTTTTATTGATCAAATTAAAAAAATAAAAAAAGAGGAAATAATTCCTGTTAAACAGGAAATAAAATTAACATTATGGCAGAAAATCAAAAAAGTATTGATGGGATAATTGAAAAATTAGCGTTGATAACAGATGCCACACAAACATTGTTCCCAAACGGTAAAAGTGCGATCGTACTTGAACTACCATTTGAAGATTTTAAAAAGGTACAATCAAACTTCAGACAAATCGATCAAGGATTTACTCAGTTTAAGATAGATTTATCTGGTGTTGAAGTCATTTTTATTTTAGATGGTACGTTTAAAATAGTTGAACCACCAAAAGAAATTAAAAAAGAAAATTTATTTAGTAAAATACTATCGTTTATAAGTCGTAAATCTACGGTAAAGAATTGATTTAGAATATCCATTTTCCGATAAAAGATCATACATATATTTTTTTTGTTCTTTTGATGAATCTTTTACCAAAATACAATCAATCCTCCCTTCATTTATCATATGTGAAGAAAGACAATCCATTAATCTATCACAATCATCCTCACTTTTAAGTGAAAACAAATATATTTTTTCATCGTTTTGTATAACAATTTTGTTGTTAAGTTTGGAAACCAGTTTAACCCCAACTTTTGGTAAATATTGTTTTAACATAGTAGGTACAGTTATTTTTTTCGACTTACTGACATCATATATTAATTCTTCTTTATTATAATTGTTGATTAGGGTAATATTAAAGTCAGGATCATCAAGATCAATTTTAATTTGTCTACCAAATTGGTCTCTTACAAAATAAGGTCTGTGACTAATAATCCGTTCTAAAAATCCTATTTCATATACACACGGTTTACCATTCTCAGTTTCCATTCTGAATATTACGGATTCACTTTCCTTTACCAAATTATCGTAGAATTTTTTTGCTCTATCAAATGTTTTGAATTTCTTGATAATTTTCTTTTTTGTTTTATTTTTAAACAATACGATTATATAGTTATCCATTTGATTATTATATATTTGTTAAGTATAATTATAAATCAGTTAAAATAAATATGGAAGATTATTATAGTGTTTTGGGGGTTACTGAAAATGCGACCCAAGAAGAGATTAAAAGAAAATATAGGGAGTTGGTTAAAGAAAACCATCCGGACAAAGGGGGTGACGAGGAGAAGTTCAAAAAGATCTCAACTGCGTATGACACCATTGGAGATGAAAATAAACGTAAACAATATGACCAACAAAAAAACAATCCATTTGGTAATATGGGAGGATTTGGTGGAGCGTCAATGGAGGATATGTTAAATAATATGTTTGGTGGTAATCGTAGACAACAAAACAGAGTACACGATACCGTTATTGATGTTCATATTGGTGTATTAGAATCTTACAGAGGGGGTAAGAAAACAATTACATATAATAGAAAAGACAAGTGTAATCCTTGTAATGGTACTGGTGGAGAAAAGAAAGTATGTCAAACTTGTGGGGGTCAAGGATTCACAGTTAAACAAATGGGATCCGGTATGTTCATTCAAATTGTACAAGTCGCCTGTGGAACCTGTAATGGTGTTGGTAAAGTAACAACCGCCGCTTGTTATGCTTGTGGTGGACAAGGTGCGATAAATAAAATTAATACCGTAGACGTACAATTACCACACGGTATAGATGATGGTCAATTTTTAAGATTACAAGGTCTTGGAGATTATAGAAATGGTGGTTATGGTAATTTAGTTGTAAGAGTTAAAACTATAAATGAAAGTAATTTTGAAAAGTCGGGACCACATTTAATATATAATGCGTTTTTAAAGATTGAGGATTTTCAAAGAGGAACGTTTGATGTACCACACCCTGATGGGGTAATGAATATTAAATTCCCTGATAATATTGATACATCAACATCACTAAGAGTTAAGAACAAAGGTTTTAGGGGTCAACAAAATGGGGATTTACTAATTAATCAGTATCTTAAATATACGAGAAATTAAAAAAGAGATTTAATATCGTAAATTAATGAAACTAAACCATATATGGATAAGGCAAACATTAAGGCTCCACTTATAAAAACAAATTTTTGAGTTTTACCTGTTGTTTGATTACATTTTCTACACCCTGTAACTTGAGTTGCTTCGGTTTTCATATCTTCTTCCATGTTTTCTTTTTTATTAATAATAAATATTACTGATTGACATATAAATATAAAATAACTATTTTTAAAATAAAAAAATTATGCTATCATACATTGGAGGTAAAAGTAAGATTGGAAAGTGGATTGTACCTTTCTATGATAAGGATATGGAAACATATCTTGAAACATTTGGGGGTATGTTTTGGTGTTTCTTTAATATGGATCTTAAAGAATTCCCGAACCTTAATAAAGTTGTGTACAATGACTTTAATCCATTAAATTATAATTTGTTTAAATGTGCTCAAAACCCTAACGAATTATTAAAGGCAATAAATTCAATTGATTGTCAAAAATTTGGGGTGGAACAAACCCCTGAGATTTATCGTAATCAATTTGTAAGTTTCCAAAGCGAGTTGTTTACCAAAGATATTACAATACCTGAATATGATTATGAGACCGCAGCAAAGTATGTCTACATTCTTACTCAGGTATTTAGTGGATCAAAACCTGAGACATCAAAATTTATTGATTTGAAAGGTAAATATAAGTCAAAATATCTTACCTTTAGAGACAAGTTGATGAAACCTGATTGGGTGGATCATTTCTTAAAGATCACAGATGTTGAGAATATGGATTTCGCAGATGTAATTAATAAATACGACTCACCATCAACATACATTTATTTGGATCCACCATATTGGAAGACAGAGAACTATTACTCCAACCACGATTTCGACCGTAATGATCACGAGAGATTGGCAAACGTTCTACACGGAGTCCAAGGTAAGTTTTCATTGTCTTATTATGACTTTGATTTACTTCGTGAATGGTTCCCTGAAGATCGTTATAGTTGGGTAAGAAAAGAGTTTGCTAAGGCTGCCGCAGCTAAGAAAGGTGAGAAACAAAATATGGGTGAGGAGTTACTTATAATGAATTACTAATTTTTTTTATTTCTTGGATATTTATATTAAAAAAAGTCAATATGGAATTAGTTGGAATTTTATCAAAAGTCGTTAAAGAAAACGTAAATATTAAAAAAATATTATTGGAGTATCCTGAATCCACAGTAAAGAAATTATTGGATAAGTTTACTAAAGAAACTGATGATACTGAGGATGAAATCAAGAAAACAATATCTGATTTTGAAAGATTTAAAGCGGCATTTGATAATGAAGATAAAGATATATTCAAACATAGTTATGAAAAAGTAAAGCAACTTGTTGCGGATAAATCCACAAAGCAAAAAACCAAAAAAGATCTTGAGAGTATTGCACAAGAATTTGTGACTAAACACAAAGGTGTTGACTTACAATTAGTTAAAACAAATATTAAAAAATATTTTGAGTTAAAAACATTATTCCCCGATCAAAAGTTATTCAAAAGAGATGTTACCGATTTAAACCCATCTCAATTAAATGATTTAGTTAATAGATTTTTTGGTAGATTTGATGACAATGGTGAGAATGAATTAACAAAAAGAATGACAGAAAAATTTATGAAGGATAATCCTGATGATGATCCATTAACAGTTATTCTTCCTAGGGTTAAAAGATTTGTGAGACACTTCGAATCAATTCCATTAAATGCTAAATTAACTGCGTTTATGACATTTGATGAGTTTGAGCATTTGGTTGATGGTTACACACCAATGGGTGAAGATGAATATAGTTTACCTGATATTGATTTAGATGACGTTGATATTGCATATGAAGATGATAACATATTAATTTTTGCTCCTGATGAAAAACAACAATGTATTAATATTAGAAAAAAACACGCTCCAGATAGAAGATGGTGTACATCTTGGGAAGGATCAAGTAATTACTACTACAATTATAGATTAAATCAAAACTTAACATTATATTATGTTATTAGTAAGAATTTACCTGAATCAGATGTTAATTATGCTGTTGTTGTCCTTGTTGATAGATGGGGAGGAATGAGATTGGCGGATGGTACCAATTCAGGTAGATATGCCGGAGCTACAGAAATTGATTGGGACGAAATTACTAGAAAGGTTCCGGCATTACAAGGTAAAAAAGAATATCTTGAACCAAAACCATTTAGTAATGAGGATCAAGAAAAAATGCAGAGATATAAATCTTATAACCTAAGAACTAACGATCCGATACAAGAGTTAGGTAGTGTTGAAGAAGTTGAATTATGGATGGAATTAAGAGGTCCCGATTTCACTAACATGAGTAACGGTGTTGAAATATTTGCTAATTTACCTGAAGAACTACAAAAGAAATATATTGGTTTAGGAACTGAGTTAAATGGTGGAATGGTTAAGGTCCTTAAAGATGGGGCTATGTCTTATTATGTTTCAAAGAAAAAAGAAAAATTACTTACAAAAACATTAAGTCAGTTAACTTCAAGCGATATTGAGACAATTAAAACCAAAGAAATGAGACCGTATTTCAGACAACTTAAAAGAAAATACGCTCAAGAGTTAACATCTAAGGATACAGGAACATTTGTTCAATTGGAATATCCTAAAGATGATGCATCTAAATACATTGCACTATTTGGTTTTGAGGAATATTTTGATTCAATTCCTGATAATGTTGAATTCATTAATATGGAAAATAAATCAAATGATGTCATCGCAATGGATCTACCCGAAAGTATTGGAAAATTTACTGAACTTACAACTTTGGTAATTGATAATATGGTTAAGTCGATACCTGAAAGTATTGGAAACTGTAGACAATTATCATTTTTAAATTTAACAAACAACCCTGAGTTAGATAAGTTACCTGAATCTATTTCTAAATTAACTTGTTTAGAATTCTTTTCAATTATGGGATCAAATCCTAATATCAAGATACCTAAAAAATTAGAAGAATATATGACACCTGATGAGGATTTTTGGTTTATTCATTTCCCTGAAGATATGAAACAACACTGTACTGGATTAGGGAAATTCTAAAATATAAAATATGAAAAATATAGATGTTGAAGTATACATAAGACAAATGATAACTTTTTTTGAAAATAACCCCGGTGATTTTATGGATTTAGTGGGTACAGCACAAAAAGATTTGTTCTACCAAAAGATGAAAGAAAAATCATTGGAAAATGTGGAAAAGGGGGAAGATTATATTTTAACAAAACAACAAATATTAGATATTGTTTTAGAGTTAAAGGCACCTGAATTATTTGAAAAGTTGGCATCAATAGAAAAAATTGAACAACATATAATGAAAACAAAATTCGGTGATATATTTTTAAATTAAAAAAAATCAAAAAATTATTGTGGTTTATAAAAAAAGTGTTATCTTTGTGGTATAATTAAATTTTATACTTATGATTTACACACCAGAATTAATTAAAAAAGTGGCACCATCGGTGTTTGCAACGGAACCTTCAAGTAAGTTGACTAACAAATATTCATTCGTACCTACGGATCAGGTAATTGAATATTTTTTGAGAGAAGGTTGGGATGTTTCCTCAGCACATCAAACGGGTAAAGGTATTCATGCGTTACACGAGGTTAAGTTTCGTAACAAACAATTACCTGCGGTTGGTGATACTTTAGTTGAGGCGATTGTTCGTAACTCACACAATGGTACTTCAGGTTTTTCTTTAGGTGCTGGTCTTTACCGACTAGTTTGTAGTAATGGTCTTGTTGTTCCTACGTCTGTATCTGAAAGATTTAATATTCGTCATAAGGCATTTACCTTAGATGAGGTAAAAGAACTAACTGAAAGTTTTAGTAAGAAATTACCTAAGATTGAACATTCTGTTGGTAGAATGATGGAAAGAAAATTAACAATTGACGAAAAGATTGATTTTGTTGAGAAATCTTCTAAGTTTAGATGGGCTATTGGTTCTGTTCCTGCGGAGTTAAACATCGAAGAAATTTTAACACCTTTAAGACATGAGGACTCTGGTGACGACCTTTGGTCTACATTCAACATGGTTCAGGAAAAATTTGTCCGAGGAGGTATTGAGTATAAAACAAAAACTGGTCGCAAGTCAAGCTTGAGAAGTTTGAAAAACATATCAAGTTTGAATTATGTTAACACAAAACTTTGGGAAACCGCAGAATCAATGTTATAACTACTACGGGGTCTACGGACCCCTTTTTTTAAATTATGGAAGATAAATATTTTTTAAACGAAAATAACTTTTTGGATATCCTTAAAGATAGACATCAAAAATTATATGGTGTTTTAAAAATTAATAGTCCTTTAAATTTAACACCAGACGTTTTAATACATAAAAACTTTTTGATAGAATATCTTAAAGGTGAGGAATATGGTGGGGAAATAAAACATACCGAAGGAATTTTTAAACATAGATCCGGGTTTTACTTATATTTATCTAAGATTGATTTATCTGAACTAAATTATAATGTGAAAGTTTATTACGATGTGGATCAATATGATGAAGTTAAATTCTTTATAAAAAATTTATCAAAGTTGAACAGTGGTCATTGATCATATAAAATAAAAAAATAAAAAAATGGAAATTACAAGTGTAGAATTAAAAGAAAAAATTAACAATGGTGAAAAATTAATTGTTGAATTTTGGGCTGAATGGTGTGGACCATGTAGAATGATGAAACCAATATTTGAAAGAATATCAAATGAAAATACATCTGATGTTAAGATGTATACAATGAATGTAGATTTAAATAGAGAAGTTGGAGCGTCATTAGGTATTAGAAGTATACCAACGATTAAAGTGATTAATTCTGGTGAAGTTATTGATACAAAAGTTGGGGTACTTAACGAAGGTCAATTAAAAGATATGTTAACCGAATTAATCAATGGATAAGGTTGCGGTTCTTTTTACGATGAAACAATGCCCTTTTTGTCATATGTTAAAAGAAATGTTAGACAAAGAGGGTATTGAATACGTGGATCGTGATATTCACGAATATGAAGAAGAGTATAACTTATTTGTTGAGGTAACAGAAAATGAATTTGTTCCGGCATTTATGTTAATTGAATCACCTGAAGATAATCCTGTGACTAAATTGTTTGCTCCTGACCGAGATTTTGAAGATATTGAACAAGGCGCTAAAATAATTAAAGAATTTTTTAAAAGATAGATTAGAAGACAATTACGTCTTCCAATCTATCTTGTATTAAATATGGTTTTTCTCCCATAGGATCTAATATATCTTGAGTTAAGTCATAACTTACCACTTTGGATGAAAACTCTTCCAAATCGAAGTTAAATACGTCTAAGATAAGTGATTTGATAATATCTTTATGTAGTCCTTTATCTGTTACTACTTTAATTTTAAAATCTTCATTAGAATCAATTTTTTTGGTGAAGAAAAAATGAACTTCATTGGTCATTATTGTACTATAAACTTGATTAAACATATAGTGGGTGTAATAAACCATTAATCTACCGCAGTTTAAACTATGACCATATGGGAATTCAGAATTAATTGAAATCTCACTTAAAGGTTCAGGTTCCTCAATAAAAGGAATTTTATTAACTTTAATCCATCCCTTCTCAATATTTCCAATTTCTTGATTGTATTTGATAATATCGATAACGTTAAGTGATTTAATCTCCAATGACGTTAATATATCTTGGAATTTTTCGGTAAATTCATCTCTTATTGAATTTATATCTAAAAATGTTTCACTCGTTGTAATTCCATTAATTACATAAAAAGAACCAACATCTGAAACTTGTATAATTGAATTTTCATTTTTATCAATCTTAGATAAAATGAAATCGGCAAATAGATTAACAATGCCTCTTTTTGAATTTTTATTAATTAATCTCATATCTTTTTTTACAATTGATATGGATTTTAAATGAATATATAAATAGTTAAGGTATTTTTACTTAAATGTAAGAGGTTAACATATCATTTATATTTTTCTCAACTTCACGGTAGTCAGGATAATCTGGTATTCTAAAATCTAAATACTGTATTTCATCTTCACCCATTAAATGTTTAATCATTTCGGTGTATGATCCGTGATAATCAAGATTGTCATCGTTATAACCTGAACCTACAAACGTGGATAAAAATAATTTAACATTTCCATAAAAATCTCGGATTTTAATATATGGTCTATAATAAGTTTTTTCGTTTCTTGTTAATGGTTCTTCAATTATATTACCAACAAATAATCTTTCTAATTCTGACATAACACTAGAATATATTTCATTTTCATATGCTGAATTATATGAACTATCGTGTAATGAGTATAATTCGGATTTTAAATCAATAAGATCATTTTTTAAAAGTAGTTTCATTGATTCTTCATCTCTGAGTAGTCCTTCAACATTTTCTGATGTGATTGTAAATTCTCCCAATTCATTTGAAATTTCATCAAAAAATTGAGTGTCGTAATCATCTATTGATAAAATCTGATTACCAATATGTTCAATTATATATTGTGAAAGGTGACTCAAGTTTTCTTTATCTAACACTTCAATTACATCACGATAAACATCATCAGTTGTGTCCCAATATGGGTCCCAAGAATCTTCACCTAAAATTGATTTAGCAACATCTTTAGGTGATGTTGATTGACGAGAATCTTTAAAAAATTCGGATAATTCTTCTCTATCCTTTAATTTGAGATAATAATCCTCACCTCTCAACTCAACATCTGTTAATAGGTTATCACAAATAAATTTTAAAGTTTCCGATGGGTTTTTTTCTAACATATACAAAAGATATCTATTAGATTGTTCATCTGGTACTGATTTATATTCTAACCCATCTAAAATACCTAAAGAATCTAAAAACTCCATTTCAGGAAAATCATCTTCCGGTAATTGATTTATATCAATTCTATCTAATAAATTTTTACTTTTTAAAAATTTTAAAAATGTGGTAGTTTTACGATTAAAAATAGGTGATATGTCATCCCAATCACCATCGTTAAAATTTTGTATTATTTGTTTTAAGTCCATATCTAACTAATAAATATAAAAAAAGGTGGAAAAATAATTCTCCACCTCAACAATTCGCATAACACCTATTACTTATTCTTGTAATATTTCTCAACAATTTTTTTCACAGATTCCTGAACCGTAGCATTTTGTTGTGCTGGTTGAGGTTGTGCTTGTGGTTGAGGTGCCGCTTGTGCTTGATTTTTTTTACATCCGCATCCCATGGTAATTTGTTTTTATTAGGTTTATTTATCTATAAATATCTAAAGATTATTATATTTGTAAAGAATTGAATATTTATTGTTATATGTCAAGAATAGTAGAAATAAAAGGTGGTGATTTAGTTAATTTAATTAAAACTATAATATTTGAAGAAACTGAAGGTGATGATCAATATTATGATATCACACCTGATCAGTATTATATGTTATTAAGATCTGTTAATTATCAAGCTCAGGCAATACCTAAATTACCTATGTTTAAAGGTAAAAAACTTAGAGTTAATGGTCCTGTAAATATAAACGGTAAACCAATAAAAAGTTTGGGTGAAATTACCATAAATGGTCAGCTCACGATTGCTGGAACACAAATAAAAAGTTTAAATGGTGTTGAATACAATTCTCTTGGTGCATACTATAATACACCATATGCTGAAGAAATTGAAAGACGTAAAAGACAAAAAGAAAGAGATGATGCGGATCAAAGAAGAATTGATGATGAATGGAATTTAAATGATACCGATAATACTGGTGAAAGAGCTCATGCGGTATTCCGATTTATGGTTAATGAGGGTGATATTGATGAGTTAGAAGAGAATGAAATTGAAGAGTTAAAAAGTTTAGAACAAAAACTACAGGAACTCGAAGATAGAATTGATGTTGAAGAAGATCCGGATTTGGTTGATGAGTTAACAAATGATTATGATGAATTACAATATGATATTGATGAACTTAAATCTAAAAATAATGATGTATATGGTTTAATTCCTCTTGGTAGTCATTATGAAATGGATACATTTAGATCAATTCATCCCGATGCTGATGGTCATGTATATGCAGTTGGTACGGAATACGATGCCGACACATCTCTTCAGGACTATTATAAAGATATGATAGATGACTTAAGTAATTTTAGTAAAGACACTTTATCTTATCACATTGACGGGGATGATGTTGCGGAATATTTTGAGGATATGATAAGACAATGGATCTATGATGATCCGAGTAATTATGATGTAAGAAGAGATATATCTGGATATCAGGAACAACAAATAGATGATTTAAAATTTGAGAGAGTTGAATTACAGGGTGAGTTATTTTTAATTAATTATGGGATAATACCACCATTAGAATTTGTTGTTAATAGAGAGAATAATTGGGAATATAAAGATGGTGCGGGTAACAAAATTAATTTAATTGCCAATCAAGACGGAAGTAAAACTGTTTTACTAAATGGGACACCAACTTTAAAAAATCCCGTATACAAAGATATAGATTGGGATGAAATGTCTGAAAATATTGCGGAAAGAATAAGTGAAATTGAGGATCGTTTTGTGGATATTGAAGATGACATAGAAACTATTAAAGATAATCCTGAAGGAGATCCTGATGAAGATGATGTTGAAAGAGAGGTAGAAGAAAGATTAGATGAAATTAAAGACGACCCGATTAGATGGTTAGACGATTATGGTATGGATTATGAAAATTTTGTGGATAAAAGATCATTAGAAGAAGATTTAATTCGTGATTCAGATTACGGTATATTAGCAAATTATGATGGGACTTACGATGAAATTAGAATCAACGATACAAATTACGTTGTCTTTAGAGTTGATTAATATCTTTACAGAATAGAAAAATATTATTATGTTTATGTGTGATGGGAAGAAAGAAAAAAATAGAGTTTTTAATGAACACCGAATGGATGTTTGAAAAACCTATTGACCAAGAACACAAAGAATACAAATTATTGTCGTACTTCCAAAAAATGGGGGAAAAATTAGACAACATGGAACTGTATCCAAGTTTCATTGAATTATCACTACATTTAGCGAATATTCAAACTCTTATTAAGGATAAGAAAATTATCTACACGGATAAGAAATTTTCAACTATAGACGATGAGTTACTTGTAAAAGATTTAAAGATTAAAGAAATCCCAACTTTAGACAATGAGGAGATGGGTGAATTCACTAAAATATTATCGTATAGTGCTCCAAGAATGTTAGAATATTTTAATATTGCTAAATCTGTTTGGGAAATAGTATTTGATAGTATCATAATGAAACTAAAGAAAAATAAAGATTCGGTTTTAGAAAAAAAAGGATATTTTTATTACATTAATCCTAAGGATGAAATGTATTATGTTTGGGAATATGATGTAAAACCAGTCAATAAAAAATCACCTGAGAGTAAAACTTTAGTTAATTTAATTTATTCTGATAAGAAAAATAATTTGACAATCACAAAAATTATAAATACATTTAGTCAATGGAACATAGATAATAAATCAAAACTACCTCTATTTGAAATGAGTTGTGAAGGTGAGTTCCCAATTAATGAAACACTTTTACCTCTTTTTAAAAGAAAATTGATTAGTTATGTTAACCAAGTACAGATGTTAGAAAACTACAAGAAAAACAAAGAACAATTAAATTCTTAATATGGATAAAAATTTCGAAAAATTGATTGAAAAATTAATTAAGGACCTACCAAACGATATGGATTTAGGTAAAGAAGTCAGAAAAGTTTATATTAAAATTATCGGTCAAAAAAATTCCCAAACCCTTAAATCTAATTCAAATGGGGTTCAATAAGAGAATTTTCACAAAAAAACATATTTTAAGACATTTAGATGATATAGAAAAATATCTTGATGTCGATGCTGCATTTTTAACTGATAAATTCTCAAGAGATGTTTATCGGTTATTTAATGAAGGAAAATCCAAAGAAGAAATAATAAAATACATAAACGAAAACAAATGAAAATTAAATTAGAATATGTTTGGCTTGATGGATATAGACCGGAGCCAAACCTTAGAAGTAAAGTTAAAATTGTTGAAAGTGAAGTTCCTATGGAATTAAATAATATTCCGGTATGGAATTTTGATGGATCATCCACTTCTCAAGCGGAAACAGGAAATTCAGATCGTCTTTTAAAACCTGTTAGACAGTATACAACACATGGGTTCCCATTCGTAAATGATACTGTATATGTATTATGTGAAGTATTAAATCCTGATGGGACCCCACATGAATCAAATAAAAGATCTCAGATTGGTGATAACTTTGAAGATCTTTGGTTTGGGTTTGAACAAGAATACTTCATACGTGAAGAGATTAACGGAAACATTTTAGGTCATAAAAGAAACATCCTTAAAGGACAGGGAGAATATTATTGTGGTGTAGGACATAATGTTGTTGGTCGTGATTTTGTTGAATCACACTTAGATATGTGTCTAAATTATGGGATTGATATTACCGGTACTAATGCTGAGGTTGCTTTAGGACAATGGGAATATCAAGTTTTTTCAAAAGGAAAATTAAAAGGTGGTGACGATCTTTGGATGACTCGTTATTTCTTATTCAAAATGGCAGAAAAATATGGTTATCATATTGAATTACACCCTAAACCATTAACACACGGTGAGTGGAATGGATCTGGACTTCACACTAATTTCTCAACCGATACTATGAGAAATGATGGAAATGAAAAATATTTTATGGCTTTATTTAATGCATTTGAATCAAGACATCAAGATCACATCAAAGCGTATGGGTCTAATAATAATTTACGTCTAACTGGTGAATACGAAACACAGGCAATTGATAAATTCAGTTGGGGTGTGTCAGATCGTGGAGCATCAATTCGTGTACCACAAGATACGGCAAAAGAATGGAAAGGCTACATTGAAGACCGTAGACCGGGATCAAATGCGGATCCATATAAAATTATTCGTGAGATTGTTAAATCTCTTGATGTTACAAAACAGATTTATGAAACAAAAATTATGATGACTAAATTTGTTGATATGGATGGATTAAGTGGTAAATACAATACTATATCAAGAGACGAATTATTAAACGTATATAGAGAAGAAGAATAATGGATAATATAAAAGTATGTTTATGTGGGGGTACTGGCGATTGTAAGTGTCCCCCAATAAAAGTAGAACAAGTTAATCATCCACTACATTATGGTGGAGTAAATAATCCTTATGAAGCCATCAAGGTTATTGACGCTTGGAATTTAGGATTTAGTTTGGGAAATACAGTAAAGTATATCTCAAGAGCGGGTAAAAAAGATTCGGACAAAGAGTTACAGGATTTAAAAAAAGCATTATGGTATTTAGAACACCATATTGAAATGTTAGAAAAACAAAATGGATAAAAAAACTAAAAAAGGTTTAGAAAAAGAAATTGTTGTTTTAGATGCTATAACAAGTCCTGGTGAACTTATAAGAGAAACTGTTATTAATTTTGCTTGGGGATTGTTGGGTAATTCGGTAGTGGTTTTTGTATCTAAAGAAATGGATTTTATGGTTTTAATTAACTATATTTTATATTACATTTTAATCTCGTACATTGTGAATAGAAAAAAATATGAAACTATGTTAGGTAAATTTATTGTACTTCCAGGATCTGCGGCTATTGGGGCTTACACAGGTTATAAGATTGCACAATTAATATCAAGTTCATTATGAAAATAGTAGTAACAGGAGGGGCGGGTTTTATAGGTTCCGCATTTATAAATCACCTATTAGATAACTTTGATTGTGATGTTCTTTGTGTAGATAAATTGACTTATGCAGGTAAAAAAGAAAATATCAAACACAATGTTTCATTTCTACAAAAAGACATTTGTGATGTAACCGATAATGATCTTGGTGATTTTGATTATATAGTTCATTTTGCTGCCGAATCTCACGTTGATAACTCAATTAAAAATGGTTTACCTTTTGTTAGAACTAATGTGGAGGGGACCTTTAATCTTTTAGAGATTTCAAGAAAAAATAAGAACTTGAAAAAATTTATTCATATCTCAACTGACGAGGTTTATGGTGATATGGATGATCATTTTGCGATAAATCATACTGCAACAGAGGATGATAATATTAAACCAAGTTCATATTATTCATCAACTAAGGCGGCTTCTGATATGTTAGTATTTTCGGCAAATAGAACATATGGTTTACCGTACTTAATTACAAGAACTTGTAATAATTTTGGAGAACATCAATTTGAGGAAAAATTTCTCCCAACGATTACACGATCAATTAATAAAGGTAAATCGATACCGGTTTATGGTGATGGAAAACAAATTAGAGAGTGGATGTATGTTTATGACAACGTTAAAGTCATATGTGATCTTATGTTTGACGATGAGGTCATAAACCAAGTTTTTAACATTGGAACTCGATTCAGAGTAACTAATTTAGATATTATAAATCAAATTGGAGTTATATTAAATAAAAAAGTTAAAATAAAACACGTTGAAGATAGATTGGGGCATGATAAAAAATATGGTCTTAATTCATCAAAAATGGAAAATTATTATAGACAAAAACACGGACAATTTCCTAATTTTTTAAATTTATTTGATTATCTAAAAAAAATGTATGGATATGAAATGGGACAGAAATGAATGGCAAGGAAGATCTAAAGAGCAGGTTGATCGTAATAATAAAGTATTTGGAATGGCTATGATAGGGATTTCAATTATTACTACTGGACTTTTAATTATTTATTTACTATTATTATAAAAAAAACAAAAAAAAATGATTGAAACAGGAAAAATTTTAAATGGTGATTGTGTTGAAATAATGAAAACACTACCCGAAGGAACAGTAGATTTAATTGTAACATCACCACCCTATGGTGTTGGTATTGATTATGACGTTCACGAAGATGATGTGGAATTTGACGAATATATTGAGTTCGCAAAAAATTGGTTAACTGAATCATATAGATTATTAAAAGATGATGGAAGAATTGCTTTGAATATTCCTTATGAAATTAATAGACAAAAGAAAGGTGGTCGAATATTTTTTGTTTCTGAGATGTGGCAAATTATGAAAGAAATTGGTTACGGATTTTTTGGTATTGTGGATCTTGAAGAAGATTCTCCACACAGGAGTAAAACAACAGCATGGGGATCTTGGATGAGTCCATCAAGCCCTTACATTTACAACCCTAAGGAATGTGTCATTTTGGCTTATAAAAAACAGCACATCAAAAAAATAAAAGGAGAACCACAATGGGTTGGAGTACCAACAGATGTTGAACAAGAGGATGGTAGTTCAAAGAAAAAAGTAGTTTATGAGGAGACGGATAAGAAAGAATTTATGGAGCTTGTTTTTGGTCAGTGGAATTATTTTGCAGATACAAAATCACTCACCAAGGCGACCTTCTCAATGGATATACCAACGAAGGCAATTAAGATATTATCCTACAAAAACGATGTAGTATTAGATCCATTTGCAGGATCTGGAACCACATTAGTTGCTGCGGAGATATTAAATCGTAGATGGTTAGGTATTGAATTAAGTCCTAATTATATGAAAATTGCGGAAGATAGAGTTAAACCTTTTGTTGAACAAAAATCACTCTTTAATCAAAATTGAATCTCCTTCGGTGATATCGTATTTAATACAATCACCACCATTGATCTCTAAGATCATATCACCAACACCTTCATAGTGGGGACATTTCGTATCGTCTTGTTCCCTACATGGAGGACAGTCACTGTAAATTTTTTGAATTTTACCGTCTGATATATAAATGATATCCAAAGAGATTAAACAATCCTTCATCCAAAAGGAATGGTACCCTTCGTTCATTATGAATAACATTCCGTTAAAAGTATCGTCAAATTTTTTACCTTTCATTCCTTCTTGAATGTCTTTATCTGTAATTGCAGATTTGACATTAAAGAGATTATTGTTTATTATTATTTCCATATTTATAAATATAGAAGGTATGAAGAAAAACAAAAGATTTTCCGGTATATTGGTTAAATGTAATGATAAGGTATTGTTATGTAAAAGAAGTAATGATAATACTTTACCTGGAGTTTGGTCAATACCCGGTGGAGGGATAGAAGAAGGGGAAAGTCCTGAAGAGGCGGCTCGTAGAGAGTTTTATGAGGAAACAAATCTTAAAGTTAATGGTAATTTAGATTTAGTTGGGTTTATTGATCGTTTTAATAAAGATGGAACCTATTTAAAAGGATTTATGTATGTATATTCTTTAGAGGTTGATGAGGAGATCTATCCTGATTTAGAAAATGCCAAAGATGGTGGTGAACATAGTGAATGTGGTTATTTTAGTATTGATAATTTACCTTTAGACAAAAAAAATGATGAATTTTACAAAATTATTGTAAAAAATTTAAAATAAAATTGAATTTTGGTAAACAATAATATATTTATATCATACAAAAAACAACCAAAATCCCCCTTCTCAGTTATTTAATGGTTAATCAAAACATAATCCCATAATTTTTTTAAAAAAAAGTTGTGGGATTTTTTGTTTTTGTTTGGCAGTTTAAAAAAAAGCATTACCTTTGTATTGTAATTAAAAACATAAACAGTTATGACAACTACAAAAACCAACACAATTATCTCAGTTAATGAAGGAACAATGTCAGGTGACGTATTCTATGGATCCTTTAAAACAATCGTTAAAAATAAGGTAACTACGGTCCAAGTGTCCAATCACCTTAAAGATATTAATAAAGAATATGAATTCCGTATAGCGGGAAAATGTAGAGCGGGTTTTATTAATATTCACGACACTAAAGGGACACCTTCTAGTGTTATTCGTGGATATAAAAAAAACGTATTGATTAACATCCAAATGAAAAATGAGTTTGGTCATTGGATGAATGTTTATACAACTAAAGGTGGTAAATGGTATTCCATAGACAAAGGATTTTTGGATGTGTTGACAGTAGGAACAATGAGAGAATCATTTCCTGATATGTGTGATATGAATATTTGGACCCGAATGGGAGCAAAAACTTGGGCTGATAAAGCGTTTACTCAAAATTAATTAATCTTCCCCCCTTAATTGGGGGGATAAAATTTTTAAATATGGGATCTTACATATACACATACAAGAAAAAATTAGATAAGAAGGCAACTCTTGATGGACAAGAAGTTATTGTTGGAGAAGCGACTTTCTTATGTAAACAAGATTGGTCTGGTAATTACACACCAACAGAAAAACGAGAAATGACAAGAGCGAGTTGTTTGGTTGATCACGATCAACCTGATTATATCACATTTGGTGAAGAAGTTTATAAAAATAATAAACGTGGTCTTTGGAGTGATGGTAGTGGTTTTTGGTCAGGAATTGATTACAAAAACGACTATGTTGGTAAGTTGGAAAAGCAAGGTAAAAAATATATAATAACAAAATAATATGGGAAGCGTAATTGATTATTTAGAATGTCCAAATTGCAAACAAGAGGCATTTTCTGATTTTTATTATAAAACAGGTGAAGAATATGTGATCTGTAATAATTGTGGATTCCATCATTCACAGGTTTGGAAAAGAGATAGTGATGGTAAATTTTTAACTAAAGATGGTTCTGAAAATTATGATTTTGAAAATTTAATTTGGGATACCAATACGTTAGAAAATCCATACGGTTCATATAGAATAAAAGTTTATCATTCACCGGCAACACAATGTGGATCATTAGAAAATGAGGATCAATATAATGAACTTAAACAAAGTATTCAAGAAGATGTTGAAATTGAGTTTTGTTCGGTTTCAAGATTTATTGATGGTGAAATAAAAGTTGAAGTTTTAATTGATAATGGACCACAAATTGATTCATCAGGATTTACACACGAAGATAATTTTCTATTATAAAAATTTGTTATATTAAAATAGTTTACTATCTTTGTCTAAAATTATAGAATATGTCAAAGCCAACAATTACAGGATATACGTTAAAAGTCATCAATGAGAATATGGGAGTGCTGATTGATGAGACGTTTATGGATCAGATTCAATTCAAATTATTCGTTAAGATGATTCACGGGGCGATTGAATTGGGTCATAACTTAAGTTTTTATAATGGTAATACATTTTTGGTTCACATCCCAAATAAAATATTAGTTAACTCGGTAATTATTAGTAACGAAAGTGATATTTTAATGACTGAACAAATTAAAAGTAAAATTGAATCGTTAGTAACAAAATAAATTATGAAAAGAATATTTTTTTTATTAGTATTAGTGTTAGGAATGATATCCTGTGAGAAACAAGTAATTGAACCAGGAGTGTATCAACCACCAGTTCCCACTAATCCAAATCCACAGGATAGTACATATTCTTTGGCGGGACAAACTTGGGTAATTAAACAATATCGTATTGGTGAAATGGGATTACCATCTGAAATGCTTCCACCTGACACTATCAAGTTTATTACAAAGAGTGTATATAAGTATAATTCAATTGGTCCATATAACTATGGGTTTAATTCAGTCGGGACTGTATATTCTTTAACTTTGAATTACACAATCTTTGGATATTTGACTGGTAATGTGAATAAGGTCAATTTAGAAATGGGATATATAATCGGAGGAAAATTTACGGATATTTCAATAGGTGTGGTTAATCCTCCGAACTACTACCTTTGGATTGAAAGATTATAAACATGGGAACAAATTTTTATAGAATACCATCTGTTAATGAGTTAGAAACAAGACGTAATCGTCTTATGGCTAGAGTTAGACGAATGGAGTTATCTCCATCATCGGTTAATAGTAATTTTGCGATAGAAAACCCAGAAGTATTTGAGGATTGGACACCTTGGGATGAGTTTAGTGATAGTGTAAAGGTTCATTTAGGTAAACGTAGTATGGGGTGGAAGTTCCTTTGGAATTTTAATGATGATAAGTATTTTAAGGATAAAGAATCTCTATTTAAATTCATTAGATCAGGACGTATTGTGGATGAATACGGAAATGAGATGAATCAGGAAAAATTCATTGATATGGCTCTTTCTTGGGGTAAGGAAGATGGTTATGATATTGAGTCATACAGTTTGGAATATCCTGAACGTAGAACTTATTGGAGTAAACCTGAACGTTGTGTGGATGGATTAAGAATATCGGATTCAACAAACTTTAGTTAATTTTCCTTGTTTAGTAAAACAAGGTGGTGGAGTCGGACAATTCATTGTCGACCTTTAAAGGGAGGGGTTAACCTTCCCTTTTTTTATTTAACTTTTCCAAATAAGATTTAACGTTGGCTTTTGCTTTAAATAAATTTGATTTTGATGTACCATCGCTAATTCCTAATTCATCTGCAATTTCTTGGTGAGACATATCTTCAAAATAATACATATTAAAAATTCTTTTATATGATGGTGATAAAGTTTCCATAGCATCTTTAATATCGGACATAGAAAACATAGGTTCTTCATTTGGCATATCCTCAAGACCTAAATCTTCACGACCGAAATCAACATCTTTTCTTTTTGGAGATCTTTTTTCTTTTCTTAATTCATCAATAATTGTATTTTTTATAATACGTTGAATCCAACCTTCAAGGCTACCTGAACCGTCATACATTCCCATTTTTTGGTGAACCTTTATAAAACCTAATTGACAAAAATCATTTGCTTTTTCTTTGTCTCCGTTTGCATATCTTAAACAAATCTGTCTAAATATTTTTGGGTATAACCTTTTATATTCAAGATCAAAATTAAATCCTTCACTTATTAAGTGTTCATATTGTGACTCAGTTAAAATGATTTTCATAACAATAAATAGTTGTTTATTGAAAAAAAAATTCATATCTTTGTGATATGGAAAAAATATTGTATATAGTTCGTGGAATTCCGGGATCTGGTAAATCCACATTTGCTAAATCTTTAGGTGGTACTCATTTTGAAACTGATATGTTTTTTATGAAAGATGGGGAATATAAATTTGATATATCTAAAATTAAAGAAGCCCATAAATGGTGTCAAGATAGTGTTTATACTGCAATGTTATTAAATCATACTGCGTTATTAAATAATGTAATTGTTGTTTCAAACACATTCACTCAAGAATGGGAAATGAAACCATATTTTGAAATGGCGGAATATTTTGAATATAAAGTTTTTTCCATAGTTGTGGAAAATAGACACGGAGGTGTTAACAAACACAATGTACCCGAAGAAACATTAACCTCGATGAGAAATCGTTTTGAAATAAATTTGTAGTTATGAGTAGATTAGATAGATTAAAAGAACAACATCCTGAATTAAACATTACCATTATAGATCTTATTGGTATGATAGATCCTACCGATACGTATAAATATTCTGAGTTTTTAATTAAAAAATTAAAAACGTGGTATGATAATATTGACATACGATATGGTATTGGGGTTGATTTTTTTGGTGAAGAAAATGTTGAAACTTTAAATGAGTTTGAAATACATTGTAAGGCAAAAAGAATTGAGAAAAACGATATTAGTCAACATACCGACTTTAGGACTTTAAAAAATGAGGTTAATAAGGCTAAAGAAATTGTCAGATTAAAAGAGTTGGAAAAACAAACCAAAAAATTACTTGAATATGGGGAATGGTTAGTTATGATACCATTAAGTTATGAGGCGGCAAAGTTATATGGTGCAAATACTAAATGGTGTATAACTGAAGAAAAATATTGGAATAACTATGTTGAGAATTATAAAATTATTTATGTGATCAATAGAAGTACGGATGTTAAATATGCGATCTCTAGAGATAAAACGGATAATAAAGATTTAAAGGCGTGGTTGTCTGATGATAGTGAGACAAGTCCATTATTATTAAATATACCTCAGGAAATATGGTCAGTGGTAATACCTGAATTACAAAAAGAAGAATCAATATGGGATTTACTACCGGATAATAATAAGATTATCCCACATAATTTGGGTTCGGATAACATTCTTGATAGAGTGAGAAATTTATTAAACAGCAATAGTACGGGTCCACTAAATTTGACCGGAGGTTATATGGGTTACATAAATACTGATTCCCATAATGATGTATATAGAACTTACAGTTCTCCCGATTATGTTGATTTTGAAAAGTATCTAAGAGAATATATGTATACGTCAGATGAATCAATTGATTTACCTTAAATAAAAAGAATATGAAATTTGATAAAATATTAACAACAGGTAGAGTGTGGGTTACATCGGATCCGCATTATAACCATAAAAATATTTGTAGAGGTGTAACAAATTGGAGAACCCAAGATGGTGAGATTCCTCTTAATAATACAAGAGATTTTCATACAATAGATCTAATGAATAATGTTTTAGTGGATAACATAAATTCAAAAGTTGGACAAAACGACACATTAATTATGTTGGGTGATGTTGCATTCGGTGGTTTTGAAAGTATTAGGATTTTCTTGGATCGATTGGTGTGTAAGAATATTCATTTAGTGATGGGTAATCATGATCAACATATAAGAAATAATAGAGAAAACATAAGAGATATGTTTTTATCTGTAAGTGATTACCTCCAAGTCCACATAGATGGTGCTGATTTTGTTATGACACATTATCCGTTTGAAAGTTGGAATGGTCTTAATAAAGGTGTTATACATCTTCATGGTCACGTTCACTTACCTGCAAGTAGAAAATGGGGTAAGGGTAAAAGATTAGATGTTGGCGTTGATGGTAACAATCTATATCCATATAGTATAACTGAAATTGTACATATGATGGATAAAAGAAAAATTGTTCCTGAAATGGAAGGTGATCACCATTTAGATGATTTAGTTGGGGTTATTGGATAATTTAATAACCCCAATATATTTATTAATATGAAAATTATTATAACAGAAAGTCAGTGTAAAATTATTAATGAAGCGTTAGGTGTTCCTGATAACATTCTTGATGCTGCCGAAAAATTATTTGAGATAGTATCTAAAGATATTCAATCAATTAATACCAAACAAGAAGAATATAATTTTGATGGTGATTTAGACATTGAGTTAGGTTATAATAAAAAAATAGTTATTGATCATTATGAATTAACAGTTAACGTAAAAGAATTTGATGAATATGATGGTGAACCAGATATTTTATCGATGGGGATGGCTCAGACATTTATGTTTGATAGAAAAATTATGATGAAGAAAATTAAACCATCAACGAATGCTTCTTTATCAATAACATATGCGGTATCATCATCTTGGGAACCTAATCAGTTGTACGAAACTTTAATGAGAGAAAAAAATGAGCATATAGCTTCATTGGCTCACGAAATAAAACATAAGTACGATAAGCAGGCGAAACAAATTGATTTAATTGGTCGGGATGTAAAATATACTGCAACACAAAAAATCTCAACGTTTGGGATACCTGTAATAGATCAAAAGTTTTTCAGGTATATGTATTATATTTCTATTGCGGAAAATTTAGTGAGACCAACTGAAATTGCTTCTAAACTTAAAAGTGAAAATATTACAAAATCTCAGTTTAGAGAATTTTTAGAAAACAATAGAGTTTATAAAGAATTAGTTGAAATAAAAAATTTCACATATGAAAAACTTATTGAAGGTTTATATGAAAGGATGGACAGAGTAGATGCATTACTTGATCATATTGGAGAAGATACGGATGAAATGACAGATCAAGAAAAAATTAAAAGAGTATTAGAGCTTGTGTTTGTCAATCTTGCAAATATAAAGGTAGAGACATTTGACAAAATGGTTAGTAATAAGGTAGATATGTTAAAAGACCTTTTCAAACAAATGATGGGTCACGTACCTTCATTTATGAAAGATGATGACGATGAAGAAAATGTTGACAAAGTGAGAAGAAAAATTATAAATAGTATTATTAAATATGAGAATGACCCTTTAAAATTTTTTCAGGATGAATGTGAAAAATATAATTACATTGCAACAAAAATGTTGAAAAAAATTGGTAAACTTTATGCTATGGCAAAAGATGATGATCCGGTTAATGAATCCATAATTAATTGGGAACTTCATCAGAAGTTAATGGAAAAAAAATACGGAAAAAGACCAATACTTACAAAATTTTCTTTTTTAAAGTAAATTAATCAAAATTTTTTTATTATCTTTGTTCTTATATGAAAAAACCATGTAAGGAATGTCCTCATTTTATTAAAAATCGGCACAATGATATGATTGTTGAGTTCGGTCGTAGAACTGGTAAACGTCACAATTGTCATATGACAGATGGTGTTAAAGATTTATGGAATGTGACGGATAAGAAACTTGAATGTTATGGAAGTAAAAAAAGTAGATAATAAAAAATATCTTATTGTTTTTTTTAGTGCTGGTATTCTTGAGATGGGAAGTACTTTTTATATCAGTGTGGTATCTGATAAGAATTATCTTGGAATGTTATTTTTTGCGTTCATTGGGCCATTTTTGGGACTTCCGTTTGTTGGATATATGGTCGACTCAAAAACATGGAAAGAAAGATTAAAACTTGCATTATGTTCAGGTTTTGGTTACTTGATTGGTTCATTAATAACCATTATATTTTTTGAAATATTAAAATGAAAGAAATAAAAACTAAATTTGTTGGGTTTATATTGATGAAATCTGTGGTATCAGAGTAAAAGAAAAGTTTGAAGGAAATCATGGGTTTACTCTAATATTCTTACCAGCAAGAACTGACACACCACCATCTGACTTTACAGACATCACAGAGATCTTCAAGTTGATACGAAAATACAGTAGACAGGGTTTATTGGTAAAACTTATGAAAGATGATGAAGAAAGTGGAATGTATGAAAATTAAAAAATAAAAAATGGAAAAACAAAAATATAGAATTTATTTGGATGACGTAAGAACTCCTGTGAGTTCCAACAACGAATGGGTTGATGGAGTTCCTGAGTGGACTGTTGTTCGTTCTTACGACGAGTTCGTACAAAAGATAAACTCAATTGGTTTAGAAAATATTGAACTCATTTCTTTGGACCATGACTTGGGTGATAGTGCAATGAAAGAGTGGTTACATGGTGTTGTAAGAAACTATGAAATCAATTACGATAATATTACTGAAAAGACCGGTATGGATTGCACTAAATGGTTAGTGAATCAGTGGATGGACGGTAAACCAATTGTTGATGTTGTGGTTCACTCCGCAAACGCTATTGGAGCTGCTAACATGATGGGTTACATCAACAACTACCGACACATCAATCGTTTACCACAGAATTGTGTTAGAGTACAAATAGAACATACGGTATAGTGAAAATAATTTTAGTGGTAATTTTAATTATCGTTTGGGTTAGTTATATCTTTAATAAGATGGATGATACGATAGACGATTTAAACAGAAAAAGATAAATAATGGAATTAGAAAAATTTGAACAAGCGAAAAAGGTAAAAGAAAACCTTGATAGGTTGGAAAGACAGAAGTATAAATTGGAATCCGCTCTTAAAAGTTGTAGTTTGGGGGTGACGGTTGGATTTACACATTCAGGACCATTCCCAAGAAAAGATGAATTAAGTTTTTATAATAAAAACATTATTAAAGAAATGGTCTCCAAAGAACTTGAAAGAGTAATAGAAGAGATGGAGTTAGTTAAAGAAGAATTTGAAAAAGTATAAGATGAAAGCAAAATTGATTAAGACAAAACAAGAGTTGATTGTAAACTATCACTTGAAAAATGAAAACGGACATACCATAGCAACTACTCTATTTCCAGTTCCTACTGAAGTAGAATATGCCGCCAATAGCAGGGGAATAAAACTTCAAAGGATATCTCTTAAAAACTGTGAAGCAATTGACCGTGGTTATGATTTGGATGAGTTGGCTAATGAATTACTTTACAGTAAATACCCATTCCATCCTTCAAATGATTCAGGGTATTGGTTAGATATGTATAAAGAAGGTTTCCAAAAAGCACTTGAGTTAATAGGTGATAAGAAGTTTACTCTTGAAGATATGATGAATTGTTGGAATAAAGCACTAATATTTCAAACACATAAAGAAACATTAGGTGAACACATCCAATCACTACAACAAACTGAATGGGATGTTGAGGTTGAGATTGATGAAGAAAAGGAATTTATTTTTGACCCTACAATGGGGATATCTCAAGGTCACTATTTAGATAAACCAAAACTTGATGAAAATGGTTGTTTAATATTAAAAAAAATATAAGAAATGGAAAATTTGAATAGTGTATGTTATGTTGGTCGTATTGGTGAAATCGTACCAATAGAAGGGGCTGACAACATAGAAGTTGTATTAGTTAGTGGGTGGCAAGCAATCACTAAGAAAGGAGAATATAAGGTTGGAGATAAGGTTGTTATTGCAACAACCGATGCTGTGATCCCACAAGAGTTATCAGACCTTATGGGCGTAACTGGTTACCTTCGTAAAGGTCAGCGAGTTAGAACCGTAAAACTTCGTGGAGTTTACTCTGAATGTTTAATAATTAGTAAGAATATTTTTCTTTTAAGGAAATTCCCCACTCTTACAGAAGGAGAAGATTTAATGGAACTGTTAGGCATTACCAAATACGAACCACCGGTCAAAATGGTTGAGATGAATGTTGGTGGAAGAAAATTTAAATATCATCAAAACCCGAACTTCCATATTTACTACAAGTTCCCTAATTTAAAGAACGCACCTGAAATGTTTAATGAGGAAGATGAAGTTGTTATAACAAGAAAACTTCACGGAACCAACGCTCGTTATGGGATTGTAAGAAAGAAAAAACTCTCAATCCTTGATAAAATTAAAGGGTGGTTTGGTAATCAATGGGTTGGATATGAATATGTTTATGGATCTCACAATGTTGAGAAGGGATCCGACTCTCAAGGTTTTTATGCGACAGACGTATGGAAAACAGTGGCGGAAAAATATAACATTCGTAAAAAACTTTGGGATCACGTTAAAGATACTTATTATCCAAATGAAATTGGATCAGGTTTTATTATCTATGGTGAGATTTATGGTCACGGGATCCAAAAGAATTATGATTATGGTTTAACTGAAATTCGTTTTGCGGGATTTGATGTTGAAGTTGATGGAACCTATGAGGATAATTTAAGACAAACAACTCATTTCCAATGTTTAGGGTTAGAAGAAGTTGAGACGTTATATTCAGGTCCATGGTCAAAAGAAGAGCAAGATAAGTATGTGTTTAATAATAACATTCAAGGGACTAAAGTACCACATGAAGGTGTTGTTGTTAAATGTTTATCTGGTAATCGGCATAAGATTGGAAAAGTAATCAATCCTGATTATTTAATTTACGGTGAAAAAAATAACGTAGGTGACTCCCATTAACTTGATGGGATCACTTTTTTTATTTATATTTAAAAAAATAACAAATGAGTTGGGTTAGAATTGACGTTGATCTAGATGAGGTCTATAATGAAATGAGCCGTATTAATTCAGGAAAATCCTAGTTTGGATTTAAATTTGGTCCGTTTAATATCTAAACTTGATCCAAGTAAAACAAATAAACTAACACCATTTATGGTAAAAGTTTTTAAAAAAAGAATATCTAAATTTGAAAAAGAAGTCATTCAAGAGAATGGTATTTATAGTTCAAGATATAAATATGTTAATAATAAGATGAGTGATGTAAGTGGTATTGAAAAATTATTATTATCTTGGGTTATAGATCAATTTAGTGCGGAAAATATTGAAACTTTAGTGGAATTTAATGAAGCTTTGGATAAAGGTTTGGTAGATCAAAATGACATATCTAAATACGAAAATTTTGAAGATATTACAAATCAATTGTCGGTCGCTAGAACAAAAGAATTATTAAAGAAATCTAGAAAAGAAATCTCTGTTGTTTATGAAGACGATGAAATTATGATGCTTAAACCATTATCTTTTGAGGCATCTTTAAAATATGGTGCCGGAACAAAATGGTGTACATCAATGAAAAATGATCCTGAATATTTTTATAGATATTCTAAAAATGGTGTTTTGATTTATCTAATTAATAAACAAACAGGTAGAAAATTTGGGTGTCATTCGGAAAAAAATGAACCTGGTAGAGTTCACATTTATAATGAGGTTGATCAATCTATTGACTCTTTTCACATTGGATTACCATATGAAAAATTAGTTATATTAATGGATTTGATGAACATAGAAAAATACGGTGTTAATTCGGATTTATTTAGTGATGAGGAAAAAAGTAACTATGAATTAAAATTAGTTCCTATGGAGGAAGAATTACTTCCAATGAATCACATAGAGGAAACAATGGCAGTGAATGAAGAATTACCAAGATTTAACCGACGAATAATTCCAATGCCGGCTCGAGAAAGAATAGAAATGTTGGCAGAAATAATGGAGGAAAAAGAAGCGGAATATTCCGCCCAAGAAAAAATTATGGATATGATATCAGACATATTGCCAGGTTTAGAACAACAAGAACAACAGGGATAATAATAAAATAAAATAATATGCAAACATTAACATTTAACACAACAAAAAGAGAAGTTAAAGTAGTTAACTCTCATGGGGATACAATTTATACCCAAGACAATGTTCCAACGGTAAAAGTTATGGAACAACACTATGAAGTATATGTTGAGGATTATGATGGGAAAAAAATACCAACATTCAGAGCCCCAATTGCGAATACAAATATGTTTATTGAAAAATAGTAAGTTATGAATGATGCTCAAGAACGTATAAATAAAATGTATTTGAGGATTAATGGTGAAGTAACAGATCGTGAAATGCCACCACCTCCACCTAAACAAGGTAAAACTAAAACTTTTACTCTTGATGAAAATCAAGTTAAAAAGTTAGAGGAATGGCAGAGCCACATAAAGGCAATCTATGGGAGTTATGGAAACTACGAATATACATTCTCAAGTAGTGGTATAGGACAAATTGTCGTAGTGTATAGTGAATTGGCTGACACAGAATTAGATTTGACAGACGTTGATAGTTGGTAAACTGACAAAATGTCAGTTTTTTATGAGTGGAACATTTTTTGGGAAACTTGGCACGACTGAAAAGTAATAATAAATAAAAAATAAAAACTAAAAATTAAAAATGGGAAAAATAATTGGAATTGACTTAGGTACAACAAACTCTTGTGTAGCCGTTATGGAAGGGAATGAACCGGTAGTTATCACAAATAACGAAGGTAAACGAACAACACCATCTGTAATTGGATTCATTAAAGATGGTGAAAGAAAGATTGGGGATCCGGCTAAACGACAAGCGGTAACTAATCCTGAAAAAACCGTACATTCAATTAAACGATTTATGGGAACAAGTTTTACTGAATCCAAAAATGAGGTAAAAAAAGTTCCTTATAAAGTTGTAAAAGGAGATGGTGGATCACCAAGAGTAGACATTGATAAACGACAGTATTCTCCACAGGAACTTTCTGCAATGGTTTTACAAAAAATGAAACAAACTGCTGAGGATTATTTGGGTGAGACGGTTACTGAGGCGGTTATTACGGTACCAGCATATTTTAATGATGCTCAACGACAAGCAACCAAAGAAGCGGGTGAGATTGCAGGTTTGGAAGTAAAACGTATCATTAATGAACCAACAGCAGCGGCATTGGCGTATGGTTTAGATAAAATGTCTAAAGATATGGTAGTGGTTGTTTTTGACTGTGGTGGTGGTACACACGATGTGTCTATCCTTGAATTAGGTGATGGTGTATTTGAAGTATTGTCTACTGATGGGGATACTCATTTAGGTGGTGATGACTTTGATCAGGTTATTATTGAATGGTTGGCAAATGAATTCAAAGATGAGAATGGAATTGATGTGACCAAAGATCCGATGGCGTTACAGCGTTTACGAGAAGCCGCTGAAAAAGCAAAAGTTGAATTATCCTCAACCTCATCAACAGAAATTAATTTACCGTATTTGATGCCGGTAGATGGGATGCCAAAACACTTGGTTAGAACTTTATCAAGATCTAAGTTTGAACAATTGGCTGATTCGTTAATCAAACGAACTATTGAACCTTGTAAGACAGCCTTGAAAAACGCTAAGATGGAGGTATCTGACGTTGATGAAATTATTTTGGTTGGTGGTACAACAAGAATTCCGGCGATCCAAGAGGCGGTTAAACAATTCTTTGGTAAGGAACCATCTAAAGGTGTTAACCCTGATGAGGTAGTTGCATTAGGTGCGGCAATTCAAGGGGGTGTACTTGCTGGTGATGTTAAAGATGTCTTATTGTTAGATGTAACACCTTTATCTTTAGGTATTGAAACTATGGGTGGAGTTATGACTAAATTAATTGACGCTAATACCACAATTCCAACTAAAAAATCTCAGGTGTTCTCAACGGCAGTGGATAATCAACCAACAGTTGAGATCCACGTACTTCAGGGTGAACGAGCAATGGCAAGAGATAATAAAACTATTGGTAAGTTCAATTTAGACGGTCTTCCACCGGCAATGAGAGGTGTTCCACAAATTGAGGTTACGTTTGATATTGATGCGAATGGTATTATTAATGTATCTGCAGTTGATAAGGGTACAAACAAACAACAAACAATTCGTATTGAAGCATCATCAGGTTTATCAAAAGAAGAGATTGAGAAAATGAAACAAGAAGCTGAGTTAAATGCTGAACAAGACAAAAAACTCAGAGAAGATGCTGAAGTTCTAAACAGAGCTGACGGTACAATCTTCCAAACGGAAAAGTCAATCAAAGATTTGGATGATAAATTAACTGAAGAACAAAAGAGTGAACTTAATGGATTACTTGGGACATTAAAAGAATCTTACGAGAAAAAAGATATTGAGAAAATTAATCAAGATATTGAAAATCTTAATAGTAAGTTCCAATCTATTAGTCAATCATTGTACGAACAAAATGCAACGGAAGAAGGTAATGATGCTCCATCTGATGTTGAATTTGAAGAAGTACTTTAAAAAAGTTATCGGGACCTCAAAAATAAATTGGGGTCCCGCTTGACTTGGTGGTATTTATTATTTATACTTTCAACACAATTAAAAAGTTATGACAATTAAACAAGCCCTTAAATTAAAAAACAAACTAATCAAGACGATTGGTGAGAACACGAAGTTGATGCAAGAATACAACTCAATTGAAGTTGGAAATGAAAGACCATATAGTTCAACAGAACTATTGGCTAAAATCTCTGAGGACACAAAAGAGTTAGCGAAGTTGAAAACAAAAATCCACATTGCAAACACACCAGTGTTGGAAGACATCTTTTTGATGTCAGAGTTGAAATCAATGGCTCAGTCCCTTAAAAAAATGGATTGTACCGAAGGTAAATCAAACCGTGATCGTTACCGATTGGAAAGTGAGAGTATTAAAACCTCAGAAATCTCTTTGGTTAAACGAAATGAAACAATTAAAGAGTTGGAAGCTCAAATTGAAGAAATCCAAGATAGATTGGATCTATTCAATGCAACCACTCAAATCTAATATGGTTTGTGGATAGAGTCAAAATGATATGTGTTCTACAATTATAGGCTGAATAGTCGGATAATTGATAGTGATAATGTAATGGTCCCAAACTCATTATTCAAATACTCAAAAGTCATTTGATTAAAATTTAAAACTCTTGTCTACATAATTTTAATTCTTGAAACAAATCATACGAAACCCTCACAGAAATGTGGGGGTTTTTTGACTATATGGATTTTATTTATTATTATTACATAAATGAACCCAAAAAAGAAAATATTAATTAAAAAATTTTTATCTATACACTATAATAATTTAGAGTACAGCCCTAAACGTATGATGTATTATAAGGAAGGTAATGTTTATTTTGAGTACCATCCAAAAGACGAAATAATATTTTTGAATTTCAAGTTAATGGTTGAACCAATGATAAAAACATTTAGTATTGATATTAGTGATCCTGAAATATTAACTGAAGTTTATAGTATGATGGAAGAGTGGTTTGAAGAGAAGTTTAATATAATAGGTGCGATAACTTAAAGTATGAAAGTATTATTTTTAGATAACGATGGTGTAATTTGTCTCTCTAATAACTGGGGTGGACGATCAAAGAAATGGGCAAAATACCGTTCGGCAAATCCCGAAAGTAGTAGGGAAAAGAAAGACGCCCCTGTATTTGTTCGATTTGACGACTTTGATAAAAAGGCGATTAAGATCCTTAATGAGATAATTGAAGAAACAGGTTGTGAGATTGTTGTAAGTTCTGATTGGAAGTTACATGCGACACTAGAAGAACTTGGTGATTACTACGAAAGTCAGGGAATTATCAAACGACCAATTGCCTTAACACCAAACATCCAAAATTGTACAGTTCACGGTAATCTATTTATATGGTCCCCAAGATGGGATTTGGAACAAACCAGAACTATTGAAATTAGACAATACCTACACGATCATCCTGAGGTCACACATTGGGTTTCTGTTGACGACTTGAATATGGGTAAGAATGGTGAAACATGGAAAGATGAATGGGCAATAGATAATTTTGTTTTGACCCCAAAATCAAGTGAAGGTATTAAACAATGTGGTATTAAAGAAAAGATATTAAAATTTTTGAAGGATGATTAAAAAAATAAAAGAAGAAGATTTATGGTGTGAGTATAGTGATATGCCATCACCAATGGCATATGCAAAATGCACTGATTATGATAGTATGGGTAATCACGGTAGATTCCCCAAGTCAAAACAAAAAATTAAAAAAATGAGATCATTTAAAAGATACATTCAAAAGATTATGTTATGGGTATCGTATAGATTCCCCAAAAAAAGAAGAAAAGATATATGGGAACTATGACAAAAGAAGAGATGAATAAGTTTCTTGAGTCCATTGGGGGACTTGAGAATGGTTTTTTTACTGGTAGACCACCAATTACTGATAGTGGTTTTTTTAGTGTTGGTTTGGGTTGGTATCCAATCATTAAAGACCTGATAGAAGATCTAATTAAACTTGGGTGGGACAAACAATTGTGTCAGGCTAAAGAAAAGTTTGGTGGGTTACGTTTCTATATTAATTCGGGGTCGGATGAAATACATAAAAGAATCCAACTTGCAGAAAATCAAAGTTATGAAACCTGTGAAATCTGTGGTGAAAAAGGAGAGTTAAGAACAAATATAGGTTGGCATACAACATTATGTAATAAACATTATGAAGAGCATAAGTCAAATATTCAGAGATAATGAACATCTAATGGATTTGGAACCGGTGGAGGAGTTAATTGATTATACAAGGGAACTTGAAGAAATCGTATTACAAAGAGAGATTGAAGATTCATATGATAAAGAACATATATTAAGATCTATGTTATTAGACATATTAACAAGTTGTCGTGATATGGAAGAAACAAACCAACTAGCAGAAAGATATCCTGATATGTATGAAAAATGTGATTCTGAATCTTTAGTTAAAAATTTAAAGATTTATATTATGGATATGAATAGTAAAAATAATTTAAGGTTATGAATAAGATTACTTTAATTGAAAATTGTTTTGGTCCTGATGTTGAAATTGACGATGAGTCATTATTTATACATGAGTATGATAATAGAAATCCTGATATGATTAGTGATTTACAGGATCAACTAATTGATAAATTAAAATCACTAAAAAATAATTTAAGTATGAGTAATTGGACTGAGATTGCAATGATAGTTATTAATAGTGGAGATGAGTTTGAGTATGATGTTGAAAACTCAAAAGATTATGAACCCTGTGATCAATGTGGTAATTGGAATCATAACCA